CCCGAAAGGGTGGCCTTGCCTGAGGGTGACACCGTCGGAAGCGCAGATCTGCTTGGTGGCTACGCCCGGAGCGCAAGGAACGCCGACAACCCAGAATTCTGGAGCACCGCACCACAAGGCGTGCCAAAGGGGACATCTTATACCGACGGGTATTCGCAGCTGCAGCTGACCCTCGGCGTGCTCCGCGATCTGCGTGACGCCGCTAAGGCCAGAGCCGCTACCGGAGACTCACTGGGAGCCCGCGAAGCGGAAGGGATCGTGAAGGGCATCATCCAGAGAGGAGCGATGCCTTACTGGCATTTCCAACCGAACGGAATTGGTCTGGTGGGCGAAAACCATCCCGATCTCGGCCTAGCCTACGAGCTCCTGGGCGACCGCTTCTTTAGAAATAGCCCCGAACCAGCCACCATCACCATTCCCAAGAACACAAACTGCGGACACCCTTTCTGGGTTACCGGTGTCAAGGGCAAGGTAGCCTCCTCCCTGATGGTGGCCGCTGCGCACAACGACCCAAAAGAGCTACTCTCGCTTCATGCCGAACTGGGTGAACGGCTCGGTGTCCTGCCAGAAGCCTGCGCCTCCATGTACTCTCGTACCGCCCACCGCGGGCATAAAGCCTTGAGAGTCTGGTTCAGGGACAGTCAGGGAATGCTCAACGGCGGTGATGTAAGCGGCGTCGCACCAGACCGGCGTGTCGTGGACGGTTATCCCGCTTCCGGGAACATCCTCTATGGGCGGAAAAGGGATCAGCTGAAGAACGACCTCTTCTGTGATGGAACATTCGGCCACGGGCATCCCGATCTGACCGCCGCAAAGATCGATTCAGCGTTCCGCGACATCCGGCTGGCCGGTGGCCTACCTATGTGCTACACGGACGACATCTCCGGCTTCGACAAAACTGTGTCTGCCGTCATGCAAAGACACGCCGCAAAGCAATACGCCCGTCGTTGGGGGCAAGATTTCGCCGGCCCATTCCTGGACTGGCAATGGCTACCCCTCGTGGCACCCCCTTTGCGACAGGGTGATTCTGGTTTTCTCTACCGTCGGGCAGCCGGAGGTTTCACCTCCAGCGGCTTCGCTTTCACGACCGTAGATGGAAACGTCCACAACTGGGCCAACATGCTCATTGGGCTAGCGGCCGCCTTCGGACTCGGACTACGCGCCACCCTTCAGGCCGAAGGCAAACTCTGGCGCGCTTTTCTGTTCGGGGATGACACGCTTCTGGTCGTGGACGGTCGACGATTCGAGCCTTCTCGATATATGACCGCGACGGCCGACGCCGGCCTGACAAGAAAGCTCGCCGTCGGCGGAGATTTTCTCGCACTCGACTACTACCAGCCAGTCCCTGGCGCACCATTTTCTTGGCGACCACTCGCTTGGAGAACAGCGCTAAACTGTACTCTCAGAGAGCACGCACCCAAAGGATCACTGGAGGAACTCGCCGCGATGTACTTCAGACTGGTCCCACGCCACGCAGAACGTAACCCACTGACCGAAGTCTGGTGGGACGGTCTTCGTCAAATGGGCGTCCTGCGCCACTACGGAATCGACACCCTCGACGATCTACAACGCGAATTCGACTCAGGCCGCTTCAACGAACTGTTGGACAAGCAGAGTCGTAACCAGCGATGGTTGTTCCGAGAGGCCTGGGCCAGAGGCAGCCGCGGCGACCCCGGCGACACGGCGTTATGGCGATGGATCGCCAAGACCGTAGGCGTCGAATCGGCCTCCGCCGCTTACGACATCGACACACTACCAGACGCCCACACGGCTAGAAAGACGCTAGACCGGGTGGTCGCCATTTTCGCGGTTACGGGAAAACTCCCGGACTTCCTATACCACCAGCAGGAAACCAAGGGCTTCGATGAAGACATCGAGGACGACGAAGAGGAGAACGACGTATGGACGACAGTCATGACAGCGGCGTAATCGCACCCGCTGAGATCATCGCGGTAGTAGAAGAACCTGCGGCGGCACCCATTCCACCGGCCGTCGCCGAGACTTCTGCTACACCGGCTGAAGTGGTGACTCGGCCACCAAACCCGCCCAGGAAGCACATCACCCTCGCCATCTACCAAGACGTCGTAAGCCTGTTCGGCCATCAGTTCATGGCCATGGCGGTCGACGGACCGACGACGTATCTGTTCGCCGCCGATCAGCCCGAAGGACCACTGACTCTGGTGGCACGAGGCCCCACTGGAGGCGGCCTCCAGCGCCTCTCGAGCCTGGCTACCGCTAGACTGGCCGTCGACGCTGGTGATCAGCTCGTCACCATGCAGGATGATGGTACCTTCACCACTATTGGAGATTGGCTCATCTCCAAACCTACTGCTTAAGGCAGTAGATAACAACGTCCGGCACCCAAACGGGTGCCAGGACG